CAGATCGATGGGGATGTTGCTTACTACTAACCCAGAACTTAGACAAAGGTTTCAAGAACAAACCGATGAAAATTTATATGACACAGCAGCTTTAGATAATACTTTGGCTGAAATACTTGGTTATTCACATAGTAGAGACAAATCTGGGGATATAGTTGTAGAAGTATTGAATGATAGTAATGTACCCGTTTGGTATCAAAATACAAACGTACAAGACGAAAAATCAACAAAAGAAGCAGCTATAAAATTATTCGGACCAGATGCGAACATTGTTACTAAACCTGTAGAACAACACGTTGAAGAACGAAACAAGGCTATTACTCCCATACAAAAAGAACTTTTTGA